TCTTTGACCCGGTAACTTTAATCCATAAGTTCTTGCTATGTTATAAATTGAAGATCTTTGTTGTGCATATTGAAGAACTGTCTCTTGAATACTTCTATCAATATGATAATGTAAGTTATCTGCAACAGCAGCGTTTAAATCCAAAAACACAGAAAACACCGAAGCGTCATTAAAGTTTTGAATTAATTCAGGATAGTAAGTACGAACGTATTGTATAAGTTCTGACCTTATTCCTTCAAAGTCTCTGGTTGTATATGATATCTTACGATTAGCCATCTATCTTAAATATTGATAATTACAAAATCACTTGTTGCAAATGCGCTGTCTTGGACAGAATATTCTATTTTTATTTTTGCAGTATATTCTGCGGTTCCTTTTCCAGGGTATCTATAAACAGGTGAGGTTGGTGTATTTGATGTGAAAGCGTTGTCGTCCGCCTCCTCTTCTGGATTCAAAGGTTCTACTGTTAATCTATTAATTAATAAATTTGGAATATATTTTTCAACTGAAGATCTGATATCAGATTCAATCGCATCAAAAGTTAAACCATCAAATGGTTCAAAAAGATACTCATAGAGTCTTGTACCAAAATCAGGTAAAAAATATCTAGATCCTTTCCTAGTAAGAAGTAGGTTAATAAGATCCGCTCTGATTTCTTGTCCCGCAGTATTGGTTAAATCCAAGTAGTCACCACGAACAGAATCTCTGAAAGGAAAATTTATACCATATGTAGTTCCGTCTCCCATATAGTATAAATATACTTGCTTTATTTTTCAATTAAAGTCCTATTACCTTTAATTGCTTTTGGACTAAAAGGACAATGTCTACAACCATTACCACAACAATATCCTCGTTTGATATGATATTCTTCAGTCATCACTTTAAATCCGTTCTCAATATAAAAATCAGAAGGGAGAAGTTTTGGCTTCTCCCTTACTGTATTATCTGTTTCCTTTGATCGAGTCATACATTCCAGTTACAATGTTCTGTACTAATTTATCGTGTTCCATTATGCCATCACAACTTCACATGCACCTCCCGCACAAGCAACTTCGCCTGATAGGTCTGTGTTATCATCAACTTCAACAATTTTAGATAAATCAACATCTTTTAATGTTTCCATCAACTCATCATATTTTTCTTCAGTACAATCTTCAAACGGTGCTTGAATATATGTACCTCCATCGTATGGTAATACTGAAAGTCCATTGTAATATTCTCTGTTCTCCCACATCCATTCACCAACCGCTGGCCACTCGTGCTCTCTGATTGAAATGGTTGCAGATACATTGTGAGCATTTGATCCACTTCTGTGACCTGGTTTAATCCATTCTTGTTGAACCTTCTTCACTCTCTCCAATAATTGGATTGGTGATTCATTTCTTAGAATTGATCCTTCAGGTGCTTTTTGTGGAATTCCAATAACCGCAGTATCATGTGGTCTGAAATATTCATCTTCAACAAGTTCAGGATGATTTTGTTTTAGATGAGAATAAATTGATTCGTTTTTACCAACTCTTACTCTTCTAATATAATACTCATTATGCCAAGCATGTATTCCTGATGATGTACCTAAAGTTAATGATGTTGTTCCTGCAGGTTTTACTGTTGTTGTTCTTGCCGCTGGATTGATCTTCAATAACTCAGCAGTTCTTTTGTTTTCTTCTTTAACAACTTTCGCAGCTGCTTTCATATCTAACTTTAAAACTGCTCCTGATCCGATACCTGTCATTGATATTCCAACTAACGCATCTTTCTCAGTAGTTCTTTGCCATATTGGTCTCAAGTAGTGGAAGTTAGTATATCCCGCTTGAAGAGTACCAATGAATGATGCAGCCTTTACTCTTGCCTCGTAGTCTTCTTGTGATACCACATTCGATACATTCACCTCTGTAAGGTTACAGAATTGGAATGGTCTAAGAGCAATCTCACAACAAGGATTAGTTCCCCAATCTTTATCGTTTGATAAGTAGATACCAGGTTCACCTGCTCCACTTGCCTCGATTCTCTTCCATAAGTCCATAAAGTAATCTTTATTAACTTTATGTCTCATTAAACTAACCGAGTTATTAGCTCTACCTCTTTGTGGATTTGTTTCCCACCAAGCCCCACTCTTACAACTGATCATTTCATCATCAGATGCAGAGAACAATGAGATAAGTGCCGCTCTTCTGATACCACCTGCCAATACCGCATCTGCAATATGACAAACCATATCATGAACTTCAATTGGTCTCAATTTTTGACCATCTTCTTTTGAATCAAGAATACCTTCTAATTTGATAAGACATTCTTTTAATGGTTGAGGACCAGGTGCTTTACCACCCGATGTAACTAATCTAGCCCCTTTTGGTCTGATGTCCGAAAAATCAAATTCGATTTTTGAACCACCAAAGAAATAAGACTTAACCAATACTTTAACGGCATCTGCCCATCCTTCAATAGAATCTGCAACTAACCATCTTCTTCCTCTCTCTTTGTTTGGTTTTCTGATTTCAGGTAATACTTCAACGTGATGTTTTTGTACTGAATAACCAACACCTGTTCCACCTAATAAAAGGAACATGATTTCTGAGAATACTCTCCAATCATCAACCGGTGCAAATGCACAGTTGTAAATTCTGTTGGGTGATATCTCAATTGGTTTTCCTGCGAATTGCATTGATCTCATTGATGGGAGAACTTGTTTCTTGTAAACATACATGTAGTTCTCACGGATTTCTTTTTCTAATTGGGGATACGTTTTGATGTGCATCTCCATGTTTCTTGTTACTAGCTCTTGCCAAGTCTCTCTTCTTTTCAATTCTGGAATATACTTTGCGTATTTCATATACACTGTAATGTCCGATAGGATTCGATTTGAAATGTCCATGTTTTTTTCTAATTTGTTTTAAAATGAAATTTATTAAAAAATCGGGGATTTTAAATGATAAATATAAACCATACTATCATTAGTCCCGATTTCTAATAAAAAATTCGTTGTTTTTTTAAAGTTTTTTTCCAAAGTAGGAGATATTTAAATCGTCTTACCTTGTTCTCTTTGTTTTCTTTTTTCAAGGAGTTCTTTAACTCTATCACTCTTCTTTTGTTCCTGTTGTCCTTCGAACCCTAAGAAGGTTACAGAAGACTCAGTATCAATTTCCAATAGTTCGTTATTGAACTTACAGTTCTCAAATACAACACCATCTTTACCAATTCTTGATTTAGTAATTGCAATGGTTGCCAAATTTAATTCCTTCTGTTGTAGTGTTTTTGCCACGGAGATGATTACGTGTCCAACTTGTGCTTTCTTGATTGATCCACCCATTTGGTCTGTAGTCACAACCTCAGATGAGATTGAAGATCTATTACCTTGTGTGGCTGTCCATCCGACAAGTCCAAGTTCATGACACATGGCTTCAAAATGTCTCATGACCGATCCTTCACTCTTCCATTCATCGCCATATGCCTTTTCGGGCATTACGCAATCAATGTAATCCAAAACAACTAAGTCTAACTTATTACCATCAGCAATCATTTTTCTTAATTGATTTTTGATTTGTAACATCGTTAATGAATCAGAAGGTAATTTTTTTAGAACTAACTTATTCTTCATTGAATTTTGAATTTCGTGAATTTTTTCAAAGACTTTTTCTTTGTGTAAAACCAAATTATCTGGTTCAATTCCCGTCCACATTGTGAAGTGTTTTCTTTGAATGATCTTTGGATTGTCTTCAAAAAATATTTGAAGTACATTGAATCCCATGTTAAATGCAGTATTAGCAATCTTACTTAAGATGGTAGTTTTACCAACACCTGTTGGTGCTAATATAACTCCAATCTCACCTTTAGCTAACCCACCCTTAAGTAGATTATCAATTCCCTTAATACCAATAGGTATTGGGGATCTAAAGTCATCATCTAATACAACTTCCAAGTTGGCAAATACATCACCCGTCCCAAGGTCTCTTTCCCCAACTTGAATTGCTTCTCTAACAAGTTCTTCAACTTTATCATAAGATTCAAAGTCACCTTCATCAATAATCTTTTGGGCTTTTTTCATAGCCTTTTGAAGTTCTTGTTGTTTACAAAACTTTAAGGCCTTCTCTTGAACAAAGACACTTCCGTCAAACGGAGCATCTTTAATTTGTTTAAGAGTATCTAACACAATCTTAACTACCAACTCCTGTGATATTTCAGACTTTGCTATTTGCTCAAGTGTATCAAACGTTGGTGTAGCTTGGTATTTTTGATAGTATTCTTTAGTCATCTGAGCGATGATCTTAAAATACTTGTTGTCAAAATATGAAGTTTCCAAAACATCCATGATGGTGGTTGAAAACTCTTTATCTACAATAATTTGGTTTAACAATTGAACCTGGAATGTATTTCCTAAATAGTCAAAATTTTTCTGCATAATATCTCTGTCCCCCCTTGAATTTATAAATAGTTGTTACACCAACTCGATTCCACAATATTCGTGATTTAAATCGTATTTTGAAAAAATGTCAGTTAGATTTGAAAGGATATCTTTCAAATATGGTCTTACGTCCACTGTATAACGAACTTTTGGTGGATATAATTTTCCGTCAAAAATTCTATGACAAATTGTCTCATCTCCAATCTTCACATAAAGGTGAAAATTCTCAGGTCCGTCAGTAAATGACGTGTTCATTACATTTGCATCATACGCAATTGCATCTTTGTTGTCCAACATGTAAACAACAGTTTTCATCCTTAGATAATTGTGGAGTACCTCTTTTACAGTATACATGTACTCATACAAATCCGTAGATACTCTCGCCTTAGGATTATATCCTCTGACGTTGAAGAATCTTTGAACAACAATGTTTTCATTGAGTGTTAACAAAAATTCCATCTTTACTTGATCTTGATCTCTCATTTGATTTAGTTTTTAATTTTTCTTTTTTCTTTTCTTGTAAGTTTCATAAACGGTTTCAAAAAATTTACCCAAGCTTCATCATTCTTAGGTAAGTACTTGAATAACCCATCCTCCATCATGTACTTCATTAAGTTCTTATAACCTCGGTCTGTGGGATCCAAAGTTTCACGGTAGATAGTTTCAACCAACTCTTTTCCTTCATCAGTTATGAGTGGTTTACTAAGGTCTACTATCGTTTGGTTTATTTGGTAGTATTGTTCTCCAAGTATACCGCTTTTTGTTTTACCAG